ATAATCAATTTTACCTTTACCTAATTCAAACTGTGCAATGTAATCTAACTTATATGATTCTTGATTATGAAATGTATTCTTACGATACAGTTCTAGATAGTCGATGATGTTTACACCACTGAGTTCGAAGATTTGATTCTTCTGATAACCCATTGATGTATATTCTCTTGTGTGTGATTGACCCCATGGCGATAACTTCTTATGTTCATCTTCACCTAGAATCTTGTCAATACGATTACAAAGATATGTAATATCAAAACTGTTTACATTCCAACCTGTAATAATATCAAACCATTCTGTTCGCCAATACTTGATAAACTTTTGTAATAAGTCTGTTTCGTTTTTACAATTGTGATAGACTAGATTCTGATTATGTTCCCATGGACCAATGCCAAAGACTTGACATTCTTTACCAAAAGGTTTGATTGATATTGCATTGATTTTTTCTGATGCCAACATTGGTTCTGGAAAACCATCTTCGCACTCACACTCAATATCTAATGTTGCAGTTTTGATAAGTGATGTATCATACTTAATATCACCTTGAAACTTATCTGCAAGATAAGTATACACATATCTATCGTAGCCGTGAACTTCAAATCCTTCTACACCCGAATACTTCTCTCTGAATTTTCTTGCGCCACCCATAGAGTTTAAATTTACAAGTTCTAGATTACGACCGTCTAGAGACTTGTAAGGTGACTCGTTCTTTTTAGATAAGATATAATGATTAGGTCTATAGTTTACTGCAACCTTTTTCTTAGTTCGCCCTTGATAGCCTGTTATTAATATCTTGTCACGGCTACGACATACATTCGTATAAAAATCCATAATATAATTGTATCAGAAAAGTTATTCGTTTAATAGTGACTTTTTGCCTTCGAAATCAAAATGTTTTCTGATTACAGATTTGATTTCTTCCCAATGACCTATTTTGTTTAGTTCATCTTGAACTGTTTGCATCATGTCTGGATGATCTGCCACACCTGATGAATTTTTTGTTAATACTTCAACATTGATTTTGTGTTTTTCAATCATCGCATCTGCATGTTTTACTTGTGCCATAAGCACTTTGTTTTGAAAATCTATCATAATACTCCTATGTTTCCAACACCATCTGTTGTAGTTCTTTACTTCTTCTGCCAACTTGACCATACCATCTAGAGTCTTCCATTTGTCTAGACATTTCTTCCCAATCGCCTACTGAACATGCATATAACATATTTCTAAACTTAGATAGTCTATTTGGTCCTAAGTTGAAACACATGTTTACTAATACATGTTGTATACTTTCTGGAAGATCATCAAAGTTCATGTTGTTCTTTTCACAAACATGATATGTTTCTTCTAGATGTTTATCGAAATCTGCTTCGTAGTATCTATCTACAACTTCCTGTGATATCGGTGTTCCTTCTGGTTCACCATACTCTTCATCATCTTCTCTTATAAGATGTCCGACACCAAGTGTCAAATAACCAAGTGAGTCTTTATAAATTTCTAAGACTTCTCCTTCGTGTCTTTTAATCTCTTCCTTTAGAATCTCTCTGTTCATTTTCCCTCTTCATTTGTTCGTCCATGAGTTCAACTAATATGTCACCCATTAGATCGTTAAGTTCGTTATTATTTAGTAATTCTTCAATTACTTCCTCTGTTGCCTCTACTCCGTCTGGCACTCTTCTTATAGTTCGTTTGAAGTTGATTCTCGGTTCACCATCTACAAACTGCACATCACCATATTGATAGACTAATCCTTTCCATTCACCAGATATCAATTCGATACCTGCATCCTTCTCATAAGGATTTTCTACTACACGATAAACTTCTTTAAATAACATTATCTTATTATATCTATATCTGGATTTTTATTCCAAACTTCTAACTCTGTTCTCAATCTTTTTTCTGATTTAAGTTTTTCAAATCTTTTGCCTGCTAGTTTTTTCCACCAAGTCACTATCTGTTCTAATTCAAATCTATCATAGTTAGGTCTTTTAATTAGTGTATCTGTTTCTAGATTAAGATAGTCTGCAACATTGTCATACCCATATGTAGATATAAATGTTCTCTTCTTTTCTGTAAGACCTTTTGCATCTACAAGGGCAGTCTTAAATGTTTCTAAATCTTTTCCTTCTAATGAGTTTCTAATAATAGAAATCATTTTAGTTTGTGTCTTTAGTTTTCTACTACTTGCATCTTCATCTACAAGTGGTCCTTTGTTTCTATCTTCAAACCACTTTCTAAGATCGTGGTATTTTTCATCATTGATTGCAGGCACAAAGTCTGATAATGTTAGGCCTGCATATCGTAAAAAAGGTTTCATGCCATCATATTGTGATACTTGTTTTGTAGAACCATATAACGATGTCGTCTCAAACATACAGAAGTCTGTATTATACTTTTCACTTAGAGTTCTTCTTGCAAGATGTGAACAACAAATGCCTGCAAGTAATTTACCACCAAGATAATTAAAACCAAATGGTTGTGTTGGCACTATTATGAAACCCATGATTGCACTATCATTAAATCTCTTCATGACTTCCATGTTTGTTGTCTGTAGTGGTCTGCCTAAGAAATCGTTTCTAGGTTTAGAGTTGATTGTTGGTGAACCGAATCTAATAAAACCTACAATTTTATTTGTATTTAATTCATAGACAACCCACTTTAGATTTTTGCCTGGCACAGATTTTTCTATTGCATGTGATGTGACTATCTCTAGATAGTTATCATATAAATCATTTGGCATCTCTCTACAAACAAATTGCATATCTTCTGGATGCATTGTAAAATCTTGAAACATCTCATCTTCTGGCCCATAACCAAACAAAGGTGTTGGCATATCTTCCATTCTTTCAAGTTTTACTTTGCGAAGATAATCATCAATACGACCAAAGTTCTTATAGTAATCTATGAAAACCTGTGATGCATATTGAGCGTCTTGTTTAGTTAATATCATTTTTAAAAAATTGTCTTCTTATAATATATACTCTCATGTAGGCAAAGATTGTCATGAACAATGTAATCAATGTGCCTATGTAAAAAGTATTAGTCATGCCAAGTAAATCTATGAGAACAAATAGTAGAAGTAAGTTCAAAGGATAATTAACAAGTAGACCTGTGCCTACTGTTGTCGCTGTTTCTTTGTGTATTCTTCTTGATTTAGGACTCATAATAAAAAAACCCACTTACAGTATAACACTACAAGCGGGTTTATGTCTAGTTGTTTTATTCAGAAGTTAATGCTTCTAAAACATTTTCTGGTGCAGACACCTCATATGGGTCTGTATCAGCTAGGTCTCTCATGTCGTCTTCTGCAAAAACATGTTCTACTACATTGTCATTAATGACCATTGCATATCTCCATGACCTTTTACCAAAACCTAGATTACCTTTTTCTACTAGTGCATCTACTCTAGATGTAAACTCAAAGTTTCCGTCTGGTAATGCTTTGACATTCTTAATGCCTTGATTTTCAAACCATGCATTCATTACAAATGTATCGTTTACTGATAGACAATAAACTTCATCTATGCCTGCTTCTAGAAAATCGTTATAGAGTTTTTCGTAACCTGGTAATTGTTGAGACGAACAAGTTGGAGTAAATGCACCTGGAAGTGCGAAGATTAATACTCTCTTACCTGCAAATGATTCACGAGTATTTAAACTCTGCCAATCATCATCTTGTCTGAAATTAAAATAGACTTCTGGTATTGAATCGCCAACATTTATCATAATATATCCTCTTTCGAAATTGGAGCGAGATAACAGATTTGAACTGCTGTCTCTTTACTGGTAGTAAAGCGTTTTGCCTTAAACTAATCTCGCACTTTCTATATTACTAAAGAACTCCAATTATTGCAAGGGGTTTTTTAAAAATTATTTAATTTTTATTACTTGCGGTTTTTCTTCTTCTGGAACTTCTCTTTCAAGTGATATAACCAGAAGGCCATTTACACAGTTTGCAGACTTGACTTTGACATAATCGCCAAGAGTCCATGATCTTTTGAAACTTCTTTCTGAAATACCTTTATGAACAAAATCTAAATCTTGTCTTGTAGTATTGTCGCCTGTCACTGTCAATATTGAATCTTTAAATTCTATATTAAGTTCTTCTTTGTTGAAACCTGCCACTGCTAACTCAATGAGATAAGAATCGTCTGAGGACTTAATCACATTGTAAGGTGGGAAGTTGTCGTTGATATTCGAGATTCTCTCCATGTCTGAAAAGAGTTTATCGAATCCTATTG